AAGGTAAGACCCATTGAGAAGTTTAAGCTGGCGAAGCAGATCTCATGGCAGAAGGCGCGTGGGAGCGCGGAAGACAATATTCGGTACTGCGGCAAGGATGGCAGAACGCGTCATAGTCATGGATTAAGGCCCATCAAGCCACTAAAGCTGTTGTGCCCTAACGATATGTATGATTGGCAGACGGAGATCCTCGATCTCATTAAAGAAGAGCCCGACGACAGGACAATCAACTGGTATTGGAGTCACGAAGGTAACATCGGCAAGACCACGTTCAGTAAGTACTTGGTAGCCAAATGCGGCGCGACTTTACTGTCAGGTAAAGGCGCCGACGTGCGTAACGGGGTGATCGAGTACTGTAAGGCGAATAACGGCCGAACTCCGGAGTTCGTCGTATTCCCGATACCCAGAAGCTTCTCGCAAGAGTATATCTCGTACGAAGCGATTGAGAACATCAAAGACATGTTCTTTTACAGCGGTAAGTATGAGGGCGGCTCTGTATGTGGTAACTGCCCACACGTGATAGTGTTCGCGAACCACCCGCCGTGTATGGACAAGTTATCGACCGATCGATGGAACATTGTAAACATAGATGAAGCTATCGAGACATAAGGGGTTCCGCGCCTTCGCGCGGCGCGCTACGCGCGTACTCATACCACCACCCCCACCCCCCAAACTTAGTAGGGGAAGAGGGTTTAGAGCAGGATCCTCGATAGATTAGGGTCCAGAGAGGGGATGAAATAATGAAGCATAGTGAAATTAAATAAAAGAAGTTAGTATTTATTCAGCGGCATAGCCGGTAGTAAGGCAAGATAGTGCAACGTTAGGGTACTGACCGTCGACTACATTGTTGTCACTAAAGATGACAATGAAGCGCTTGTGCTTAGGGTCTATTTCGGAGTATTCGAGATCGTTCGAAGATGCTCCGTCACCTGTGCTTTTCAGCACGGTGTTGCCATAGCTAAGCTTGTGTTGGCTGCGTTTGAGAGCGGCTCCCAGGCCAGATCCTGTGTTGCCGCCCGGAGGCCCGCCAGGCCAGCCAATTGTTGCCCCCAGTGTAGAGAATTCCATGCGCTTGATGATCTTATAGCGCGATGTATTGAGGTAGGCGCCATAGCCGGATGCGACAGGTGGCACCGATATGACGTCGGGGCATGCGTAATCTGAGTCTTTGTTCATAGACGTCATGTTAAAGGTTTCAGCGTACGTCTGACTAGCAGCTTTAGGCATCAGCTGTACAATAAAGGCGGTCAAGTACAAGGGGGAGGGTTCGTTGCCGCCGGTAATGGATAGATCGAGCCACTGTGAGTTCACGACTACCTTAGAGCGTAAACTATTGATCGTCTGTGGTTCAGTCGTCATAGTCACTGTCCAGGGAACTGCTAGGCCCGATGATGTCTGGGCCGGAGAGTTCACAGAAGGGCCGCTAGTGAGCGGAATGATATAAGGAAACGTTGTTATCTGCTGTTCGATAAACCCAGATCGCCAGCGGATGCGTTCCTTGTTGAGGTTGACATGTTGCCGGAGGGACATGAGCTGCCGTTGGTTGGATTGAATCTGGCGTCTTTGATTCCTAGCAGACGGGCGACGATACTTAATACGACGCAAATTCCTACGAGAACTAGATCTACGTTTGTTAGAGTAGCGTCGTTTACCATACGGCATGATTCACTTGGTAGGCGTGTGTACTTAAGTAGTGCTAAATTTCTAATGAAAAGAAAATAGGGAGTATATATACTCAGGCACCACACGATGTGAATGAAGCGAAAGTTGGAAACTTTGGAAACGGAGGACGGTAATACTAGCTGTCCTCCGAAAAGAGTTGTTCCTAGTAAAAGATGGGTTTTTACCTATAACAATTATCCTGACACTGCATTGGAAACGTTGGAAACAGTTTTTCAGCAGTTCGGGTGCGAGTACATTTTCGGCCAAGAAGTCGGCGAAGAATGCGGCACACCACACCTTCAAGGGTACGTAGAAGCACCCGTGAAGGTAAGACCCATTGAGAAGTTTAAGCTGGCGAAGCAGATCTCATGGCAGAAGGCGCGTGGGAGCGCGGAAGACAATATTCGGTACTGCGGCAAGGATGGCAGAAC